ATAGAACCAGAGGCTGTGAATTGGTAGACCCGAAAGCCTCCAGCCACAGTGATTGTTGGTGAACCTGTTGTGCTTGTGGCGGCTCTGAATGTGTCTGGATAGCGGAGGATTACGATACCGCTACCGCCAGAGCCGCTTTGTAAAGTATTTGAACCAGCACCTCCACCTCCACCTGTGTTTGCTGTTCCAGCCGTTGCTTGCGTAGGAGTTGGGTTATAAGCACCACTTCCACCGCCCCCTACACCACCTACGCCAAAAGTTGATGTGGCATATGCCGCCCCACCACCACCTCCAGCATATCTAGTAACTGTGCCACTAATGGCTGATGCAATACCCGCACCTCCACGACCTCCACCACCAGAACCGCCAGCTAATCCAACAGTTCCCGCACCGCCACCGCCACCGCCAGCATAAGGGCTTGCGCTAGTACCTATACCACCCGCATTGCCTTGACCACTAATGCCAGAACCAACAGCCGAAGTGCTAGATTCACCCAGACCACCGCCAGAGCCACCGCTTGCGGCATTACCAGCACCCAAAGCACCATAACCACCACCAGAAGCGACGATGTTTCCTGTGGTTGCGGCTGAAGATGTGGCAATTAAAACTGAATTTCCACCATTTGCGTAAGCTGTGCCGCCAGCACCACCCGCACCAACAGTTACCCATAATTGAGTCCCCGCAGTTACACCAGAAAATCCCGCAAGCAATCCACCAGCACCACCCCCTCCACAGACACCGCTTGATAAATAGCCTCCAGAGCCACCACCAGCAACGACCAAATACTCAACAACAGACGGAGGAACGCCCGTCCAATTCAGGTTTTTGACCGCCTGACTGACTTGACTCAGTGTCCACATTCCGCTGTATGTTGGCATCTCTTGCTCCGATTAAGCTGGTGTTTCTGGTGTTGGAGGTACGACTTCAACCCAAGAAGTTGTGGGTTCGTCCCATTTAAACATCTTGCCTTCTACGACAGGCATAGGTGTAGGTGCGCCCCACTGACAAGTATCTTCATTTAACAACCATGAAGCGTAAGGCTTGGGGGGAATAAACGCATCACGAACTGAATCGTATGTGTAGCCAATACCTGCATAGTTTTTACGCAGTGGCGTACCGCCTTGAGTGTGAACACCGCCTTGGGTGTTGTATGAGGTTTGAACCCAAGATGCTGGGTCGCCCCAGTGACCAAGGTTTAAAACGTCCTGCTCGATGACGATGACTTGCGTCACTACACCGTTCTCTACTTTTGCGAAATGGCTCATAGTTGCTCCTTAGAAAATGATTGAACCAGAAGAAGTCCAAGTGTAAATTTGATACCCATTAGAATAACTGACTTGGGGGGAACCTGTCACCAAGGCTGGCGCAGAATTGAGTTGTGGGTAACGAACAATAACGATACCGGAGCCGCCATTACCACCAGTCCCACCATCAGCTTCACAACCACCACCACCGCTACCAGAATTAGACGTTGCTGAAGTGCCTGAGCCACTATTAGTTGAAGTGCCATCACCCCCGCCTGCTGTGCCTAAGCCTCCCGGAATAACACCTGAATAAGCTCCAACTACATTAATACCGCCACCACCACCGCCAGCGTAAAAAACTCTTTGCCCAGTAATAGTAGAACAAACGCCCGCGCCACCATTACCGCCAGAACTTTTTGTTGAGTCAACTGTAAATGGAACAGTGCCCGCTGAACCCGCCCCACCACCACCGCCTGCACCGCCATAACTATTTCTATTGGCATTACCACCAGCATTACCTTGACCAGAAGTTCCAGCACCTGCACCTGTATTTATATCTTGCCCTGCACCACCACCAGAGCCACCTGAATTACCTGCTACACCGATTATCCCGCCACGACCGCCGCCAGTTGCTGTAATTCCGCTAAATACAGAATTACTGCCGTTTGCAGCAGCAGTACTAGGATTTGATCCGCCAGCTCCGCCAGCACCAACAGTAACAGTTAACGCAGAACCAGATGCAACGGCGTAATTAGCCGCAGTTAATAGTCCACCTGCACCTCCGCCACCGCCTGCCGCACCGCCACCACCAGCAACCACCAAATACTCAACGGTATCAGGAGCGCCAGCATAAGGATTAAATGCGCGTTGGGTTACAGCAGTGTGAGTTCCTGTGCCTGCGGTTGTGTAAGCAGTAGCAGAACCGCCTTGAGTTGTAGAAACTTGGCAGGTGTTTGAGCTTACGCTTCTAACGTAGTACGTTGTGTTTAAAGAAAAACCCGCTGGCAAAGTGCCAGTTGTTGTGAACTGCACGGCCTGACCCACAGCAGGCGTTCCAGCCACAGAACCAAATGTAAGGTCTGGTGAAGCACCAGTTGTGAACGTGCCAATCGACACGTTGATATTCTGCCCTGCAATAAAACCACCTAATCTGCTACTCATGTTAATTCCTTAGAAGGTGATTGTTCCACTGGTAGTCCAAGTGTACACACGGTTTTTGTAGCCTGTACCTGTAAATGGCGACAGTTGGTTCCATGATGCAACACCTGAGTTTGACACCAATGTTGGTGTTAAATTACTCGCTGACGAATCTAAGAAAGCATTTGGAGACACGGTACTCAATAAGAATTTTGTTTGTGAAGTTGCCACAAATGGAGCTGTTGGAACCGTGATTGTTGACGCAGTCGCAGTGTAAATGGAGTTACCAACAACAATACGGAAATTGGATAAATAACCATTCATGAAGTTAGTTCCAGCACCGTTTTGACCAACGTACAAATTTGAATACGTGTATGTCACGGTATCAGTTGCAGTGGCTACCTTTGTTCCATTCAAGAACATAGACGTAACCGTACCTGTGCGGCAAACAACCAAATGATTCCAAGCGTTATTGGTAAACAAAGTTGCGGAGTTTAAATTCACGCCGCCGTACACATAAAAAGACAAACTGCTTTGTTGGTATATGCCCCACAAAAAGTTTGTTGAGCCAGAAAAATTAGTTGCAACATAAGGCGCCGCGCCACTAGATGAACTCCACCAAACAAATGTTTCAATACAAAAGTCGCCAGCACCTAGTGCTGTTGTGTTTGCGCTTGTGTAATAAAGCGATTGGTTTGATGCACCAGCGGGGTTGTTTAAATACAAACTGCCCGACCCACTTGTACTAGCAGTTGCATTGACTGTTGTTGCCGCCGCATAAGTGTCAGGGTATGAAACTACTACGATGCCTGAACCGCCAGTAGAAGCACCAGCACCACCACCACCGCCGCCACCTTTGTTTGGAGCGCCATTACTACCGGCGCCAGCATTTCCACCATTACCCCCACCGCCGGCGCCTCCTGTACCCACAGTCCCAGAGGCATATAAGCCACCCCCGCCGCCACCAGCGTAGGTAGTGACTGTGCCGTTAATAGCTGATGCAATTCCAGCGCCCCCATTGCCAGCAACAGACCCTAAGGCTTTTAAACCAACAGTGCCTGCACCACCACCACCGCCAGAGGGATAAGGAGCGCCCGGCGTATTGCCGCCTCCAGCATTACCTTGACCTGAAGTTCCTTGACCGCCAATTGAATTTAGCGATGCTCCGTAAGCACCGCCGCCACCTGAACCTCCCGGAAAACCGGTTCCATCTGGAACGCCGGTTGTTTCTACTCCACCACGACCACCGCCAATAGAAGTAATGTTTCCAAATACAGAGTTACTTCCATTAGCAGGATAAGAACCGCCTCCACCGATAGTTACAAGAAGTGTTTGACCGTTAGGTACGGGATCAATTCCAGTTAACAAACCACCCGCACCACCCGCACCTTCACCTCCGCCACCACCGCCAGCAACAACTAAGTATTCAACTGCGGGAGTTTTCTGAGCAGGCCAGCCACCTTGCTGAACAGCTTGCATGACTTGTTTGAGATTAAATAAACCGTTTGCCATAAAACCTCAGAATGTGATAGTGCCAGAGGCAACAAACTTGTATACGCGCCATGCACCTGCAACGTACATTTCAGGAGAGCCTGTTGTTGATGTGGCAGGGGCTAAATAAGATGGGTAACGAATGACCACAATGCCTGAACCGCCAGCGCCAGAGAGTACAGCAACGGCACCAGAATCTCGGCTTCCACCAGAGCCACCGCCGCCGCCACCTGTGTTGGCTAGACCTGACGTAGGTTGAATAAAAGTTGCGGGGGTATTGTATTGCAGAAAAGTTATTCCGTTACCGCCGCCTGCACTGCCTATGCCTCCATATCCCGTGCTACCTACTCCGCCGCCACCACCGCCAGCATACTGTATGGGGGACCCTGTTATAGAAGAAACTGCTCCTGTGCCTGCATTACCACCAAGCCCAATACTGCCTGCACTAGGGCTAGAAATAGCCGCAGAACCTGCGCCGCCACCACCACCGCCTCCGGCTCGGCTTCCTTGAACAGCGCCTGTTGCACCAGCAAAACCTTGTCCCGCGATTCCTGCGCCGCCAGTGGTTGTGTAACTACCATTACCCCCACCCCCTGATCCTCCAGAACCACCAGCAATATTATTTCCAGAACCGCCGCCACCACCAATAGCAGTGATAGTTGAACTCCCAACAATACTTGAATTAGTTCCGTTATTTATAGTAGAGGTATATCCAGTTGCAAGAATTCCTGCACCACCAGCACCCACAGTCACAGTAATAGCTGTTCCCAAAGTTATAGGGTACCCTTGAGCAGTTAAAACGCCGCCACCACCGCCGCCACCTGCAGATTGGTCACCACCACCGCCAGCACCACCGCCAGCCACGACAAGGTACTCCACCTGCGTTACAGGTGAATTGATGCCGTCAAGCCCGACAGAGAGAATCCCGCCCGTATATCGAAGTCCCATAAGACCTCCAATTAAGGTGCAATGGTTTCGTAGCTTACTGTGAACGTCAGTTTACTTGCTACGCTGCTTGTAGCCCACAACGTGCTTGCCTCACCAGTAACCGATGTGTCGAGCAAATAAAACATAGTTGTTTTATCAGAAACAATCAAAGACGCATCGGGCGGTACAGAGATTGTAGAAGCAACTGATCTGTAAGTTGTACCGTCAGCCAAGCGCACTTCAACAGTTGCATCGTAAGCTGCTGTGCCGTCAATGTTAGCCACAATAATTTGGTTGATTTTTTGTGCTGAACCAGACGAAGGTGCAGCCACCAAAGCGTTACGTGAAGCATCCGCAGGTGTGATAGAAACTGTGTGTGGTGTTGCTGTTGTGCAAGCGAGAATATTTGGTGCCGCCATGATTGCTCCTTAAATGCTGTATAACATTGCGATTGTTGTAACCTGTGCTCTGGACAAACCAGCGCTCCCAAAAGACAAAGCACCCGAGCCGTTTGTTACGAGGGCTTGACCATTTGAGCCATCAGCACTTGGGAGGGTGAAAGTTACGTTACTAGCTACTGTAGCAGGTGCTTGGAGTGCCACATAGTTAGAAGAGTCTGAGTCAGCTAAACGCAGGTCACCCTGTGCGCCAATCTGTACGTTGCTGCCGTCAAATGTAAAGTTAGCAGCACCGCCCAAGTTGCCAGCATTGTTGTACTGGATTTGGGTATCTGAGCCACCAGCCGATGCGCCGATGCGAACGTAGTCCGTACCATTAAACGCAACCAGAGCTTTGTCGCCAACACCAACCGTAACGCCTGTTTGACCAGCCGCCTTGATTGTGACTGAGCCGCCTGTAGCTGCGTTAATAAGTATGTATGTCTTACTGTAGCTAGCGCCGCTAGGGGCCGTGATAATTTTGGTTGTGGTTAATGTGCCAGTAACCTTCAAAATGGCGTACTGCGCGGTGGTGGAGCCAATGTTAGTGCCAGTATAGTCACCAATAGTGTTTGAAAGCGTAACGGCACCGTCGCCACTCAACGCCAACGTACCGGCAATCGCAATGTCCGTGTATTCAGTAATACCGTTGTTTACAGTACTGCCCCACGTACCAGATAGCGTCCCCTGCGTTGGGGTTACTAAGCTTAGATTACTTGTTTCTGCTGCCATTTATAGCTCCTAAGTTGGAATATCTGTCCATCCGGGGTTCTGTGTATTTGACACATCCGCCCAATTTGGTGTTTGTGAATCGTTAATCACTGTCCACCCCCGAATAAACACAGTTCCAATTGCTCCAGTACCCTGCACACCTGTAACGATGACCCTATCGCTTACTGTAACTGAAACTGTGCCAATCTGTCCAGTAGCGGATACGCCAGTCAAAGTTTTAATTACTTGTGCAACTGCCGTTCCAACACTACCCGTACCCACCACACCTGTTGGTGTTGCCCCGCCGTTATAAACAAGCGCTACGCTACCAACAGAACCAATACCTTCAATACCCGTTGGGATGATGGTTTCGCTCACATTGATCTGAACGCTACCAACACTACCCGTACCCAATACACCCGCAGGTGTGAACTGCACATACGGAACTGAAGTACCTACAGCGCCTGTGCCCTGTACCCCAGTAACCGTGATCGTTCTACCAACTCGAATGAGAGGTGTACCAATCTGACCCGTACCCTCAACACCGATTGGGATAATGAAATCATCAACGTTGACTTCAAAGTTACCAATCTGCCCAACACCCTGCACACCTGTTGGCGTGAAAACAACTGTAGCCCTTACATCACCAATAGAGCCGTTAGCCACCACGCCCGTGAGCGTGAAGTTAACTTTTGGCAGGGTTGTGCCAATCTGACCTGTAGCAGAAACGCCTGTGGGTACAAACGTAACCGATACCGAAATCCCAACCGTTCCAACAGCGCCCGTACCCTGTACAGAAACACTGCCCGTGCCCCAAGGAGATTCCCCCCACGCCTGACTACCCCAGCCATCAAGAGGCAGGACTTTGCCTACGCCTCCCCAGCCGTTGTCACCCCAAGCGTATTCGCCCCATGAAGACACTTCAACTCACTTACGCAATACGAATGATCGCAGTAGCTGCCGCAGCAACAGGGAACTGAATCGTAAAGTCACCGGAACTCACCTGTTGATCGCCGCTAAAGCTCAAAACCGCGCAAGCCGCACCAGAAGCTGAAGAGTTGTAAATCAACGCGCCGCAAGTTGTAAACGTGGCAGAAGTCCATGTGGTATCGGCAAAGTCACAAACAGCAGTCGTGCCATCAGCAACGGGGGTCACCGAAGTCAATGTGTTACCGGGCTGTGTGTAGCCCGTTGCCGTAGCCAACTGATCCGTACCCATGTCAGAGTAGTTAGTTGTGGCCGCGCCAAACGTGCCAGAGCCAGCGGCTGTAGCTTTAAACAACGCAATTTTAAATGTGTTGCCCGTGGTGGTAGTAAAGTTGTGGACAGCTTTTAGGATTTCGACCTTGAAGCTGGTGGGCATTGCCGTAGTAATAGTAATAGCCATTTTATATCTCCAATAGAGTTACAAGTTCAGAATGCCCCGCTTCACGGAGACGGTTAGCTAGAGTCGTGTTATTCGACTCAATTGCGCGTTTCATGTAGAACACCAACACACCACGGATGTGTTCACGGAAAGCTTGCGCCTGATCGCGAATGGCCGGATGGGACTGATCCCCAACATAAATAATTTTGTTCAAGGCTTGCTCTGCAAGTTCTTCGGGGTTGAACCCACGATGGCTCACTGCGTGAACCAGCACGTCGCCAATGTCACCAGATGATGTTGCTGCAAACATTAAGTGATCCTTATGATTGCGTTAGTGCTGTTAGCAGTTGGAAACTGCACGGTAAGCGATGTAATAGAAGTTTTATCTGAACCAAAGTCCAATACGCAAACGGTCGGATTAGAGCCACCATCTTGATAGATCAAAGCGCCACGTGCAGTAATTGAACCATACCACGTTACGTTTGCAAATGAGATATATGTGACGTCGTTAGCCGATATTGGTACAACAGAAACTGGAAGCGCAATGCCACCTGCGGTGTAGCCTGTGGCCACAACTTCATTAGAGCTTGTATAGACAGCAGTGTCTGGGCCCAGTGTTGCTGAACCTGTGTACAACGCTATCTTGAAAGAACCAGATGTAAAGTTGTAAACACCGTTCATCAGACCGGTGGCAAACGCATTGGTAGCGCCTTGTTCAAGAGCCATCAGGTCACCGCCTGTCTAAATTGACCAGAACGATAAGCATCCTGACGCTCCATACCATCGCCCAGACGTTTAGCCAACGCAAGTGCTTCTTGGTATTTACCGTTGTACAACGCCATCATGTCTTGCTCACCCTTCATGTAAGTGTAAGCCTCAACCAAAGAGCCATATAAAAGCACAGAATCAAAGTTGTCGCCAAGCCATGTAGTCGATGCTGTAACGATGGACTCAGGGTAATAGTAATAGTGCAACTCAACAGGGTAGTTAGCGTCAGGTGTTGGGCCTAGAATAAAAGTTAATTCCGCGTCATTAGACGACTGAGGGCCAAACAATGCGTAGTACTTTGGAGTGCCAGTATCATTAGCTCTTGGGTACGCTTGACGGATAAAGTTGACATCTTTGTTCAACATATACTCATAGTCACCCGAGGCTAACGTGCCATCCACAACTGCAAATGAATACACCGCCAAAAAGTCAGAAGGGCACGACACATACTTGTTATCTACCGTGGTAGTGCCTGTTACATTCTTACGAAGTGATGGGAACTGAACGGTGTTGTAAATACGCTGCTCAGCCTGCGTAACGAACACGGGGATATTAGCCACGAAATCTGCTTCCGTGTTCTCCGTGTACGCTTGAATAGCAGCGCTAAGTGCGGCGTAGTTCATGCCATTGGGCCTCTAGACATTAAACCTTTAGTAGCGCAGCCTGTACCGCGCATCTTGATGCCTGACGTTTTGACGCCGGGATAGTCATTACTATGGGTGTTAGCCACAGAGACGTTGGCATCTTTCATATACTTCTTGTTGTCGCTCACGCCAGCAGGCTGGATGGGAGCGGGTTTGGGTGACTTGTATGTAGCCATGATTAGCCTCCACGACCAACAGAGCGCTGGTTCATTACTTTAGCCATGTTGCGACCATACTTAAGCATGTCGCTGTTTGTCTTGCCACCAGCACGAAGTTTGGTTGGGGTCTTACCGGGGTGCATGTTTTTCTCATGCTTGCCAACAGCAGACTTAATCATCTTTTTGTCTTGGGCTAAATCTTTCTTGTCCATGTTCGACTCCTTATGTCGTTATAACCGTAACTGTACCAACTTCTATGTTTAAAACCAAGTAGTTTGGTGTTAAACCGTCATCAGGGCCCCGTGCCCCACCAACAGGGTTCCACCCCCATTGAAAAACTCTACTACCCTGCTCTGGAAACCCATTAGCATCCACTGCGGTGCTGTTGGTATTTGTAAGCTGCAACCCGCTTAAACCAGACTGATAATAGCTGCGATCAGGGCGAGGATTCCTCAAGCCTTGTGGGTCATCAACCGGATACATACCCAGTTGCAACTGCGGCTGATCGGGATCCCAGCACTCAGGGCAAACCAACAAGTCGTAATTCTTTGTCTTGATGATCTCTTTACGCAATACTTTTAGCTTGAACCGCTGGTCACAACGGTCGCACTGCGCAATCGCCCACTTGCCAGAAGCAAACCGATTACCCATCAGGTGCCTCCAATATACTGCTGACGAGGTACAAACCGCACAGCGGCCTTCTCTCGGTCTTCCGTAGCCGCTAACTCCCAAGCCTCATCGTATTGCTGCTTTAGTACAGGCAGGCGCTCAGCGCCCCCGGCAATCTTCAAAGCCAAATAGTACGACAGGCCAGCGGCCAAACATGGAATAAATCTAAACGGCACGTCCATCACATTCACACCGCCACCCGCATCTTGAGTGCGGCGCAAGCGCCAGTAAACAAACGTGTATTGTTGTGCTGAATCTGGAGTCGGCCAAACCGTAATGGCTGGAACCTGCGCCCAGTACACGGTGACTGCGGCTGTATGACCCACAGCAATCGTATCTTGCTGGCCACGGAAACAGTTGTAGAGCGTACCGGTCTTAGAGTTTGCGTTCTGCGTGATGTAGCCGTAGTTGATGATCTCGTCATCAATCTTTACAAAGCCAGTAGCAGGAAGACCCGTCACGTCGTTCAGCACAATCTCTGTGCTTGTGGCTGTGATAGTCGTTGTAAGAGTTGCGGCAACGGGAGAGTTTTGGCCGTTGAAACGCTGAATCCAGACCTGAATAGGTCGGGCTTGTTGAATTTTGTTGGGGATCGTAGCGTAAGTAGAAACACTAATACGCGTGATTGTTAAGTCGGCCTGATTGTTCTGGATGTTGGCACTTGTACGTATAACGTGCTCAATCAAATCTACCGTGTCGTCCGGTAAAGCGTACGTGTTTTGCCCCTGTGTCAGAGTGATTTCACCCTGCTCGATCGTCCACATATTGATGCCGCGATTGGCCCAATCTGCAAACATGATGTTCAAACTGCGGCGTGCAGTACGCAGGTCATAGCCAGTACGCAGTTCACCACCGGCGCGTTCAAACGCCTCCTCGACTAATTCATCGAGTTGGAGATTAAAGCTTGATGCGCCAGAAGTAATTGCCATTATCTAAAGCCTGCTGTTTTCTTTGCGATCTTTTTTGGTTGGGCTACAAATTGTTTCCCGGCCTTTTTGCCCTTACGCTTCGCCAACGTTGTTGCAGCGTACTCAGCAGGGCTGAGACTTTTGATCGCAGCGCTTGGAAGATATCTTTCACCCGTGTCAGAAGAGCGTTTACCACTTTTGGTTCTCCATTTTTGGTCGCCCCAGTCCTTCAATGATTTCTGAGGCGCTTTCAATCTCGGTAACCCCCGCCAGCCGCCTTGTACTTCTTGGCAACTAACTGCGCTTTGCGTGCTGACCACTGACCTGCGCCAGTTCCTTGGGTCGCTGCGGCCTTTACTTGGGACACAATCCTCTTGCGAAGACTGGGCTTTGTGTAATTACCGGCAGCGTTTACTTTACCACCATCAGCGTACTGAGTGAAGTCGGTGTCATCCCTGCGAGACTTACGTTTCGCATTTGGCATTTTGCTAGGGTTTATGTCCCCCATACCTCGGGATGCCATCATAGTTTCACCTCAATACATCTTGCAGTTAGTCTTACCACGAGTGGCAATACCGTCGGCACGCTTAGAAGCAGTCATACCGCCAGAAGCCATCTTCTTGACTTTACCACCACGCTTCATGCCATCGCCTTTGTAGCTTTCTTCGCTAGGTAAACGAGTACCGTCTTCATAGCGACCAGAATACTCTCTGCGGGCTTTTTCGTTAGCGTCAGTTTCACGTCGATAGTTATCAACTTCTTCTTCATCTAAACGAGCTTTAGCATCTTTGGACAACTCAACCTTATCGCGTCGGCTAGCTGCTTTTTCAGCGGCGCTTCCAAGGCCAGACTTCTCAACCATCTTTTTACCGAGACCAGTCTTTTCGTCAATTGCACGGCCAACTCCGTAGCCAATTTCAAACGCAGCTACACCAGCACCACGGCGTCCAACCTTGCGGTTTTCAGCACGTTTGCCAGCTTCACGAACGGCATCTTTAGCGCCGCCAGTAAGTTTAGAAGAATCTACTTCACGGCCCTTTTTAGCCTTAGCAGTATCTTCGCGGTCACGAGCAACTACGTCGTCTCTGAGCCCGGGTAGGTTGTCCCATCTTGTAGCCATGATTGCCCCTTAATACATTTTGCAGTTAGTTTTGCCACGTGAGGCAATGCCGTCTGCTCGCTTAGAAGCTGAGCCAACTGACCCGCCCTTAGCCTTGTTTTCGGTAGTCAAAGAACTATTGTAGTCAGCTTCATTTTTAGCGGTTTCTTTAGCTTCTTTGGCTGCATTCATAGCTGCCTGTTTGCTATCCGAATAAACAACATCGCTTTGAGACCCGGGTTTGCGCCTAGGTTTGTAGTTCTTCATAGCTTCTTTACCGCCTACGCGTTCCATTTGCGTATAAACGTCGCTGTACAATTTTTCATCTCTCATGATGTTTCCTTAGCAGGACTTGCCGCCCATGTTCATCTTCTTCATGCCGCCAGCTTTCATGCCCAGAGGCTTACTGCCCTTCATTGCAACCATAGTGCCCTTTGACAAGCCTTTTGATTGAACGGCGTGCTCGCCCTTACCTTTGTTGCCGCCAGATTTAACAGCGCCCATTTTGGCTGTAGTGATACCGTTACCGGCGCTGCCGCCTTTTGCCATTTTCTTTGTAGCCATAATTCCACCTTCTTTCATAATTGACATCTTGCCATGAAGTGTCTTAGGTTTGTTAACTTTTTGAAGATCGGCACGTGACGTGTCAGTGTCTTTACCAAACTTCATCCCCTTGCTTTTCTCACTAAACTCTTTTGCAACTTTTACAGGAACGCCAGATGCTTTAGCAAACGCTGGGTTGTGAGCCGCAGCGTCCATAAACTTCTTTTGTTTTGCGCTAACCGAGGGCACTTCGTTGCTCCTTCATAAAGTCGTCTATCTTGCTTTCTAAGCGGTCAAGACGTGCTAATACGCGGTTGATGTCATTGTGTACGTCAGCCTTGGTAACGTATTTCTCAGCATTCTCTTCACGAGTTTTGCTCAAAAGAATGCTCAGGCGTTTCACTTCATCGTGAGACACCTTTACCCAGAACACCAGCAGTGCTGATGCAAAGGAAAGTATTACGTTCCAAACCATCAGTTCCATTTCAGCAGTTCCAAGCTCTCAAAGATTTATTGATGCGTGAGTTCGGGTCTTTGGCCGTCTTCTCGCTTGTCAATTTCTTTTTCATGCCAGTCATCCTTGCGCAGAAAGAGTCTCGGCGTGAGCCGCCTTCCGGCTGGGGAGGTTTCAAATTCATTCCTTGCTTTTTGGCGGAGGCTCGACCCTTGGCATTCAAGCCACCCTTGGGATTCTTGCCTTCTTTCCTCTGCCATGCTGGGGACTTAGCCATAGAACACCGTAATGTTTGAACTGCCGGGGACATCCGCATAAACATCGGTGGTAAAGACAATACCTTCGCCGGGGATGCCTACATAGAAAGGCACCAAACTTGTAGAAACGGCAATAACAAGTCTAGTAGTACCGCTTGCACCGCCATCCTTCAGGATAACATCGCCAGCAGTACCGTCACCTGTAATTTGAATACCTTTAACACGCGTACGGAAAGAAAGCAAAGAGCCGTCACCCGTGATGTGTACGGCTTTTACGTCATATTGCATCGTCATAATCAATCTCCTTTAAAAACGGGGCCAAAGCCCCACGGGTTGATTAGGAAGGAGTAACCGTAGTAGCGTTAGAGCCGTACCAAACAGAACCTGCGGTAGCGCCAGAAGCGGTGTAAATCACGCCAGTAGCGATGTCTACAACGGTTTTGCCAGTCACTTTGCCAGTGGTGTTGATAGCGTTTGCAATAGCGCCAAGGGCTGCAGCGGTAGCGGTGGGGAGAATAATGGTTCCTGTAACAGTGCCTGTAACATTGCCTGTGACGTTACCTGTGAAGTCGCCGATAAAGCCGTTTGCGGATGCTACTGGGCCATTAAAACTTGTGCGTGCCATGATGTGTCCTTACATGCAAGTTGGGGTGTTCTGTCTGCATGTCGTCAGCCGGGACTGTCAGAACACCGGAAAGCCCGGATTGAAAGCAATATACACCAAAAGAAAAGGGGGCACAAGGCCCCCTTCTCACTTTTATCAGGTCGAACCTGAAGATCCAAACATACCGAGAGGATCAGACCAGCCGAAGCTATAACGCTCACGAGCCTTATAGCGAACGTTACCTGTGTCGAAGTCGCCGTCCATGCTGTTTTGCAGCGGTGTACGAACGAAGTGCTTCAGACCGTTAGGCACGTCAGTGGTCAAGAACCAACCGTTTGTGTCTGTCAAGAAGTGATTGACAGTGTAACCTTCAGGGATTGCGCCCATTTGCTTCAACGCGTTGATATCGTTGTCAGCAGTAGCTACACGCAACTCAGTGTCCAACAGGCGCTTGGCCGTGAACATCAAAGCTGGAGGAACAATCAACTTCTTAGGCTTAGCAGCAATCAGCAAACCACGCTCATCTGTCCAAGCAGCGATTTGAATAACGGCGGCTTCCAAGGAAGTCTCGTTCAAGTCAGCTTGTGTAGAAGGAGTGTTGCTGTTGACGCCACCAGAGATCAAGGGGTGAGCTGTGTTAAACAAAGACACGCCATCGCCACCGGGGTAGCTAGTGGAGAAGCCGTTGTTCAAGACTGCAGCAGCCTTAACTTGCTTGGTATAAGCCATAGCACGAGCCAATGACTTGGTGTAACGAGCAGACAAGCTGTCGTACAAGTTATCTTCAATCGCTTCTTCAGTGATTGAGAAACCCAAGGCGATGGTTTCGTGTGTGTATCGAGTTGACCATGCTTCTTGTGCATTGTCATAAGCGATGGCTGAGCCCTCGTTCTTGACAGGTGCGGCTGAGAAGCCAGAAAGCTTGGTCTCTTCTTCGAATGAACGCTCAGAGGTCTCTGTTTCGTAGATCTCTTTGTGCTCTTCGCCGTAGCGAGCATACTCCATACCGAACAAAGCGTTCAGACCCGGGAGCAACTCTTTCAGCAGTTGTGCGCGTGAAATAGCCATGATTTAGCTCCTTGATTAAACGCCAGAAGCGATAGTGGTTGTATGAATCTCAAAGTTCCAACGAACGATGAGCTCGGGGTACACGACGTTACCAGAACCGTTAACGTATGAAGTCTCAGGGACAACATCGACAACGTTCATAGGCAATGTACCTGTAGTTGCAGAAGAGGCAACTGCAACACGGCTATCGCCAGTTGTAGTCAAACCAGTGTTCTGCACCAATGCTACGTTAGTACCAATAACGGTATATTGCGTAGTAGAGGAAGGCAACAGGCCAGAAGTGGCGTCGTTAGCTGTAGCGCCAGCAGCAATCACTACTTTAAACAGCGTATTGGGGTCATTACACACAAAAGCGGTAATAACTGTGCCAGTAGGTGCTGCAGTTAAAGCGGGGAAGTACTGAGCAAAAATGACTTGACCTTGCGCGTTAACGTAAGAGCAACCCAAGAAGACACCAATGATCTGTGACGTAGTCACAGTTGCACGGGCGGTGTTAATAGCAGACTTGATAATCGTGCCAGAGTTAACAAGCTCTACGGCGTCGCCGTAAAAAATGCTAGTGTCGTAGCCAGAAGCAATCTGATACTGACGAGTAGCGCCCGCAAAGGGCGTACCACCGTACAGATTGATCGGCTTGAGCCCGTAAGGGGCATTTACCGTTGGATAAGCCATAAAAGACTCCTAAATTTATGAACCAGAACCGAAAGTGACCTTGGTTTTCTTTTCTGAGAAAAGGGGCATCCGAGGATCGCTTTCACGAAGGAAATTGTTGTCCACTGAGTCCATCTGAGCCTTGTTCTGGTTGGAGTAATACTCCATCCGTTGTTTCAAGAACTCTTCCGGAATTCGGCAGAGCAACAGACCGCCCACTTCAACGTTGCCTTTAAAGCGACCTTCCGTGGTAGCGTGCATCATGAGCTCGGGATAATCTTCTGCTTTGCAGGGTTCGTATCCTTCGCGTAACTTCGAAGAAATGTTGCTTGGATCAGCGTTACCTAACGTGCTTATACGCACCCAACGGTGCGACCAACCCGGACGGTTGTCAGGGCTAGGAAGGGCTTCGGGAGGACGCCACGCTTCGGGGCGTTGCATCACTTGACGAGAATCCGCTTCACGAGCAGTACGGTTTTGTGTCTTACCAGACGTTAATACTTGATCCATTATTCACCTCTTTTCAGTTGAGCAACCTGTTTAGCGTATTCTTCCAAAGGAACCCCAAGACGGCGAGCGATCGCTGCTTCGGATGCCTTCAGCCTAATACGATTAGGCGGAGTGCTACGGGAGGCCGGAGCCACCACATTAGCGGGTTTTGTTGCACGGCGCGGAGGTTCTTCCTCGTAAGCCGGTTCTGATACCTTTTTCGAAGGAGTATCATCTTCATCGCTCTGAGTATCATCTTCATAATACTCAGGAAATCTTCGGCGCATTGTAGCGTCTACTCGTTTGTAGTAGTCATCAGACCCCACAAAGTCAGCACCATGTTCCTTAGCCAGCTTTTGATGCAACCCGAGGGCGGAAGCTGTCATTTCAGGATCGGTACCAAACCAAGTGTTTTTCTGCATCCAACGCTGATCGCGTTGTGACACATTTGGCTGATTTGTACTACGTTGTTGTATTTGTACATCATTTTCTTCGACTTGTAAAGGTCTCATGTTCTGAACCTTGTCAAGATTCAGTGTTGCCTTAGCAACTTCAGCCTGCGCGTCTACGACGGCGTCGGAATCACCAGACTCATAAGCCTCTTTGTACTTCTTCTTAGCGTTCTCAAATTCCATTTCAGCGGAACTCTTTGACTGCTCGATGTACGCTTTTGACCCAAGCGACACTTGTTGCTGTAGCTTGCGGTTTTGCTCCCACAATTGCTTGGCTAGCTTCTCAGCCGCCTCGCGTTCACGCAGTGCTTCTTCTTTGGCACGGCGCTCATCATGGTAGCCGCGTGTAAATTTCTTCAGACGCGACTGGACTTTCTCGTCATAAGAGGCGAGTTCATCTTCAGTGGGGTCTTCAGGTGGTGTGTCATCGGGCTTGCGGCCACGATCTTTTTTAGGAGTGTCGTCTTCGATTTCTACATCAAAGCCATCATCCTCTACTGCTTCGGGTTTACCCTTAGCTTCTTTCTCATCGGGGAACTCAAAGTCCTCGCCTTTAAACTCTGCTTGTGCCATTAGTTACTCCTTATGATGCACGTGTAATACCACGGGGGTCTTCCACGACTGCTTCAACCGAATCATCATTGAGGATGCGGAATTCACGGCCATGAATCTTCAGGCGAGTGCCTGAATTTGGTCGGACGATGATGAAATCACCTTCCTTGCAACTCGGCCCACTAGGGAAACGAGCGGTGTCTTTGTAGCAGTCAGGCCCAAGCTTGACGACAAATAGAACGGGAGTGAGTACTTCCTCATAGTGCATAGACTGGCTGGATTTAAGAATCCCTACGTCACTATCTGCATACTCCTGCATAGCTTCAGGCACCACACACAACATGTGAAATGTGCGTGGGTCAGGCAACTGCTTGGCTTTATCTTCGGCGGGTTTGTTAAGAATGCCGGACAAGTCCACAGCAGCGATATCATATTCAGTCATCGGATTTCTCCATTTTTTGCACGAGCTCATTAATAATATTTTCTGCTAGGTTGAGACCTCGGATGACCCCACAGACTTGGCGATACTCTTCTATGTGGTCGGCTCTACCCGCCGCTACATAGGCTTCTCGCTCTTGTTTCAACTTATCAATTTCTTTGGCGACATGCGCCAAAAGTTTGTAGTCGTTCAACGTTGCTCCTTCTTAGGTTTTTGAGATGCTCTTTGTGCAGACTGAACTGCCATCTGAGCGCGGTGCTTGGCGATATCAGCGCCAATTTTGGTTCCTTCAATAAGCTGTTGCTTTTGAAGTTTGTCTTTTGCAGCGGCTGCGCTTGCACCAACTTGCATAGCCGCGATTTCTTTTTGCGCCTCAATACGCGCTTCCTCAATCCTAAGTTGGTCAGCTTTAGCCGCTGCATCAACCTGTTGTTTTTGTGCTTTAAGTTGCAACTCTTGCATCTTGATCTGCAACTCTTGCTGCTGCATTTGAACAAGTGGGTCTTGAGCTTGTTGCTGTGCTTGCTGCTGGGCAGCTTGCGCCTGAGCTTGTTGCGTCAAACGAACAGAGGCTTGTGCAGATAGTTGTGCAACTTGTGCAGCAACTTCTGGAGCCATATTTTTGTCTTGCTCTTCTGTTGGCAACAGGAGACCAATACTTGCTTCGACTTCTTTGCGATACGCAAACGCCAAGTGCTCGTTGATGTGAGCCATCATTGCAGCCACGATCGCCTGACCTTGTGGTGTCTGTTGAATAAGCGCCATAACTTTGGGGTTCTGGAGCATTGAAGTGTGCACAGCAATGTGGGCTTGGTGATCCTGTTCAATGAACGCTTTGTTAGGTTTACCAGTCAGAGCGTTCTGGTTCTCTTGCACTGGATCAACAGGTCTCGCATCATCCTCAATAGGAATGAGTTTGGCTGCGTTCTTGATGCCCAACACCTCAATCATCTGACGATGCAAGAGTGGCAAGTTGTACAGTTGTGGTGCTGTCTGCGCAAGTTGCAGTGCGGCCTGATACTGAACAATTTTCTGCGCCATCGTTGCAGCGTTTGGATCGCTCACAGGAATAACTGCGACCATGTCGTAGTCAGTCTTCTTCGCCTTACGTGAACCTTCGATTGGCTCGTAGTCGTAGTCTTCTGGTGTGTAGTCAGCAATGATCGCCTTGAGTAACTTAAACTCTTGCTTCATGCTGTAGTGCATACGCGCTTGCACTGCGCCCATAACCTTTAACGTACGCTCAAGAATCGCCAGTGTTGTACCCACGGGTGCTTGCGCACTCATGTCACTGACCTTCATGTCTCCTGCGGACGCAAACTGCCTACCCTCTTGCACAATGTTCTGGAACAAAGTGTAGAGAACTTGACTGGGTTCCTTGTACGGCAGAGGCAAGATATTGTCTCTAATTGAACCACTGGGTACGTCAACATCACGAAACTCTCCCGGTGCAATAGGGGTGTCATCACCCTTGATGCGAAGACCACGTGACTTCAAACCACCGGGGAGATTGCTGAGTGTGCCAGCGTCCACCAACTGGCGGATCAGCATCGTCGCTGACTTGGCGTAGCCACCAATCAAGTGAATGAGACCATATCCATAAAAGCCAAACCCCGGAATGTATTGGTAATGTACAAAGTGCTGGCGCTTGGTGTGGAGTTCATCGCCCTCATACCAATTGCGGCGAATCGCAAGAATCTTAGCTGTCGCTTTCTCAACAGTCACCACGTATGGAAGCGCAATACCTGTCTTCTCGCCCTTCTTGTTCTCGTGCTCGTAGCCCTTCAAGTCAAGGTCAACGTGCATCTCAAGCACACGGAACCTATCATCCTGCAGTGCTGACATGCCCATCTCTTCAGCTTTCTGCTTCTCAATATCATCAAGTTCATACGACGGATCACCTAAGTCCACGTCCATATAGAACCCAGCTTCTTGCAGCTTGGTAACTTCATTCTCAGTCTTACGCATCACGTGCGTAACCCGCTCGGCACGCTCTAAGTTAGATGCGCCGTATGGCACAACAATATCTTCTGCGGGGATAAACATTGCAACTTGACGTCCAATGCTTGGGTCGTAGTAAACCTTCTTAAATGCACTACCTGCAAGTGGCAGATTCCACAACAGCTTCTCATGCTCTGGGCGATACTCAACCATCACATCAGTCAATTGATAGTTCATGTCCTCTCGCACGCGAGTAGCCGCTTCTTCTTTCTCAGGTGTATCTTTACCCAAGATTTGCGTCTTCACAGGGCCCGCTGCGGGGAATGTCTCCATGATGCCTTCTGACTGAAATCTCACAACCGACTCAGTCAACATGGGGTGGAACACACCGCAGGCACCCTGCCATGGTTCCGTACGATCCTCGTACTTCAAACCCAGTAACTTCAAGCCATCTACGTACGTCTGTATCCAGTCTTTGCGATCACCAATATCTTTAGTGAAATCGGACACTAACTCGGAGCCTAATGAATCTAACGCACTGGCGTCCATAAACTCTGCAAGATTGGCATCAAACTCTTCGTCTGTATCTTCCTTGCCGGGTGAGAGTTCAATCTCAATATCACCCATGCCGATACGAACTTCTTCGGGGTCTTCAATCTCAATCTCTAGTGGAGGAGCTGACAAGTCCTCATCCTCAATACCTAAAGGGGCTGCGTACAAACCTTTGTCGATAGAACTCGTTGCCATTTTTAATCCTTAAACTGTATAGAACCGCTCACGGCGGTGGCTCTTAAACCATTGAACTTCTTCAGGCTCATCGCTTGGTAAGCGCAGGAACCCACCTTGACGAAAGCGCATAAGCGCTAAAGTTGTTGCGTCAACCAAGTCATCATGCTCGCCTGACGGGAATGCTGCAACCTCGTCCACTAACTCTTCTGCCCAGCGGGTTCGTGGAACCCACACTTTTCCAGACGCAATTATGTCTGAGACCGAGTTCAAGCGGGCAATTTTGTCTTGGCCCTTACTTGGCGTGTACTCTTGCACCGGTATGCCCATCGCTCTTAAGTCGTAGATCAGCGGCGCACCGGACGCCTTCTTCTCCACAATCAGTGAGTCAGGCTCATACTCGTTGTACTCCCGCATGACGTCTCGTTTAAGGTCTGGGAACTCAACCCGCTTCTTATATGTGTTGAGCAGAATAATATTGGGTGCAAAGTTGTCCTCCTCACACGAGAAGATGCCCCAAGTTGTGCCTGCTGAATAGTCAGCACGCTGTGTTTTCTCAAACGCCGTGTCCCATGACTGAAGAATGTATTCACATACTGGGGGATCATCCTTCTCCCACCATTTCCACCAATCTCTTTTGACAATAGCTGACTCATTACCTACAGGATTCTGCTGATACTGCGCCTGCCACTTGGCGTTTGGCAGTTCTTCACGCAGTGCAGTCAGCTCTTCAAGGCTCCAAAACTGGGGCCAAAGTGGTCGTCCAGAGGGCAAAATAGCGGGAAATTCAATCACTTCCCACTCTTCACCTGTCCTTTGAGCCGCCGATTTAAGCACCTGACCGGTCAAATCTCGCTGTGCCCAGCGTGTCATAACTACAACAATCGCTCCGCCCGGCTGCAAACGCTGACGAGGGCCGGATGTATACCACTCAAACACCTTGTCGTAGACGTCTGGGTTACTTGCTGCCATCGCAGCCTCTTGTTCTGAGTGTGGATCATCAATAATGAGCACATCTGCGCCCTTACCGGTCACGGCTCCCCCTACACCAATCGCAAAATAGTCACCACCCTTGCTGGTATTCCACCTTCCAGCCGCTTTTGAGTCCGCTTGGAGCGCCAAATTGGGAAAAATGTTGTTGTAGACCTCAGAATCCACCAAATTTCGCACTTTTCGACCAAATCCGACCGCTAATTCGGCTGTGTGGGACGTTTGAATAACTTTTTTATGTGGGAACTTGCCCAAAAACCAAGCTGGCAGCAGATAAGAAGCAAACTCAGACTTAGTATGACGGGGAGGCATATTAATAATAAGCCGCTTGCAAGTACCATTTGCCACCCGCTCAAAGGCTTCCGCCATTCGCTTGTGGTGTGCACCAGAAATGAATGTGGGCCATACTCGTTCAACGAACTTGATGAATTTATCTTGGCAAAGTTCACGATCTTTGAGTTTCTCGAGTTTAACAAGTGAAGCCTCCAGCACGCGCAGGTCAGCTTCCGACAACTTGCCGGTCTTTATTGCCGCTTCGATGTCTTTAAGCGTCAGGCTCATTAGGTACGTCTTCAGGTACGTCTTGGCGGGTTTCTTCTGCTGGGCCTAGTAGCGTATCCAGATCATCTAGGGGCGTTACGTCTGTAACTTCTGCATTCATGAGCCGCTTGATGCGCTCTTTAATAGATTCTTCTAACCCCTTACTTGTGGTGTGGTGCACAGTAATCTCACTGCGTTCAGTGAAAAGGCCAATGTCGGAGTGTTTGCCCAAAAGCTCAAGAGCTTTGATCTCAATCTTGGGATCACCGCAGTCAGTCATCTTGACTAACTTATTAGTAATGAACGTGCGGGCCTGCTGAATATCTGCAAACGCTTGGAAGTCAAACGTCTTAATGAGGACTGATGCCGCCTTCGCTTCTGCCGGTACGGATATGTGCTTAGGTGTAGCTGGCTTATCGGTACCGTTAAATAACTCTGCCGTTTTGTGTAGGTCTTTATCTTCGTAGTCAAGACCGGGGCCGAGCTTGTCGATCAGGTTTGAGGTATTTACAGCGATGGCGATGCCGTCCTTGTGAGTCTTGGGTTGCTCATCGGACATATCAAATGGCAGAGGCTTGTCTGCGCTTGGCTGTATTTCAATCATAGGCACCGAGTAGTTATCGGGAGGTTACCCAAGCAAGCTTGTGCAACGGTGCCAAATGTAACACTACTTTTAATTTTTTGCAAAAATTTTTTTCGATTGCCTGATTTATTTTGCACCGGGGGGTGTTTCTAGATTGGACTTTGTAGCGTTGTGGTACAGAATTGTATAGGGGATGGGGGGATTTTTAAAATAGCTCTTCGGGAGTGCAACACAGTGTGTATAGGATCGTGGGACTCCTTTGGTCAAAATCTGGGGGGTGGGTGTCGGTGTCGGCTAAATCTAACATTTTGTTAGGTCTCTCCCCCTATTTAATTTGTTTATTTATACCTTGCATTGTGTACCACAATATGTATAATAGATAGCATGCACCGCACAATGTGGTGCATCCCTAGGAATAGGGTTTCATTAGTGTAATTAGAAAAGGTTAGATCATGACTACAAACGTCATCGTGTCGTCTCCCGCCCTTGACACAGGCATTTTGGCTATCGCTCGCAACGCTCTAGTTGAGGAAGCGGTAAAAACAGGCGGTGTCATTCAGGCTTATGCCAACGCTCTCTGTGATGTATTTGATCGCAAAGACACCAACGGCAAAACCATTGCAAAGTGGTTTGATCTTGTCGGCAAAGACAAAAAGGGTGTCAAAGCCGAGCGTGCAATGTTTTGCAATGCAATGATGGACAGGGATTCTAAGTTCATCAAATCAACCGATGCTGACGGCAAACGCAAGCATACCGCTACAGTTGACACATACTGGCAACGTGTCAAAGAAGCATCGGGCTATGTGCCAAATGGCAGGGTGTCAGGCGGTAATGACATCGATAGCAAGACCCTTGCTGAGTTGAAGACCATGATCAACCGTATCTATAAAGCGGATGAAGACGGCATCGAGTGCAACGCTCAGGACTTTTTGGTCAACCTCAAAGATGTGTTTGAGGGTATGGGCGGAGACGTGATGGACTTGGGCAAAAACCTCAAGTAAGCGGTAAACCAAGAACCTAGGGGAAACCCTAGGTTCTAACAAAAGTTAGATTTTAAAGGGGAAAATTATGTTTGACGATCGAATTACAGATAAGGAAGAATCGGGTCGGCACATCACTTTGATTTGCTTGAATCACCCTGAACTTGAATGGTCAACAAAAAACATTGGGTCTTCATTACCCGATGGTCGAATTGGTTTCAGTCGCTCTCTGTTTTTCTTTTCTAGTGGGTCTGAATGTGATTGCAAACCATCAATGTTACGTTTACATCCCAAGTATTCAACCCTCGAGTCTGTACCCTCTTAATTGGAGAAAATTATGACCTTAGATAAAAATCAAATGATGGTAGTTGCGACATGGTTCAACGTTTACGAAAACGAAACCCAACCAAGTGCCTACGAATACGAACTAATGACCAAGATTTGCCTGACACTCGGCAACACTTTGGGCGCAGAAGAAAATTGGCGCAAACATCTTTCAACTTTGGAGTACGAGCGTATCGCAGAAGCCGAATGGAAAGCCGAAGAAGAGGAAGAAGCTCGATCGATGTAACCTAACTTTTGTTAGAACCAAGCCCCGCTAGTCGGGGTTTTTTTGCGTCTGATGCTAACTAATGTTAGCGTACCCATAATCCACTGTCTATAAAAACAGTCCCGAGGTTTTTTCTGCACCAGTTCTCTGTGCGGGGGTAGTGGCAAGGCTCTGCTTAAATTTTGAGCAACGTTACAAAAACTGCACCAGTTCTCTGTGCGGGGGTAGTGGCAAGCCTAATCTAACAAATGTTATGTTTCGTTGTAGCAATGTTACGCCTAATGTTACGTTGCAAATCACGTAAGTTGTTGATTCTAAAGCAATGTTATATGTTACGTTTTTTTCGAAATGAGTGTGGCAGTTCACAGAGGCAAAGCTTCTCGCCAAGTGCAAATCGTACTTCAATATATTCTAGGAAAGCCACACACACTATTCTTCAAAAAATATAACTTTATAACATAACCCATTTTTTCGCTTCTAACCCCTTGATTTCATTGAGTTTTATAATGTTATATGTCAAAACTTTTCGACGTAACATTCCACAACATTACCCCAAAAAACGTAACAACTCATGCCCATAAAAACGTAACAGAAGCATCGCCCCATTACTTGACTTATCTGTAACTTTGTGGTATAATTAAGTATGGGTTGGGGATGTTGTTTTTATAACATTAGGTTTGCCCCCAACCTTGCAAACCTAACAAATGTTAGAAGGGTTAGATGATGACTATTCGTTGGACAACTATTCGTGTGGGCTTACGCACCACCGCAACAGGCGCGAAGTTGGCGCTATTCAAAGCCTCCATGCTCGACATGGACATGCTCAAAACCGATGACGATGTTATCGACTACGCACGCAGAAGCATCCGAAGCTCTTGGGGCAACCGCGAGTTGTTGCTTAACTGCATCGACAACAACGACTACTCAATCGAAAGGGGCTAACAAATGTTAGGAACTGACTGGAAAGAATGTATCGACTGCGGTGACGATGTACCAACCGAAAGGTATCAAGCGTTCTGCAAGTTCTGCGAACAAGACCGAGAGCGTAGTGCAGGTGAGGAGCGTCTCTCTTGGTGCGTAGTCCAAGAGTATGGCAAGGGTAACTACCAACTTGTTACACCTGCGAGCGCACGCACAACGCTCAAACAGACTAATCAAAAAGAACTGAGGGGCTGAGCATGAACAAAGAAGTATTGATTGCGGGCAAAACTGTACAAGATGTTAAGTATGCCGACCCATGGGGCGAGGGCATAACCATTCGGTTCACGGATGGTAGCGAGCTTTATATCTACGAGCGCATGCAAGCGGGCGAGATTATTGTTTTGTTTAACGGGCAAGAAGTTGCCCATGGGAGGAGTGAGTAATGACCGCAAGACCAAGACACGTGAAGGTTGACCGCTTGAGCAGACCAATTCGGCAGACCGACTACTTACAAATGTTAGGTGAGGCGATGAAGTTCGCAAGGGTGGAGGAGAGCAAGCCTGTACTCAATGCTAGAGAGTTACCCATACAAACCAAGAGGGAGGTCAAATGACACCGGAAGAAATCAAGAAGCACTTTGGCAAGGAAGCCTTGGACATGCTTTACGACTGCATATTGGAGAGCCCAGTACATGAGCTTGCCGATTGGATACTTTCGTACCACGAAGAGAAGGAGATTGCTCAGTGGATAAGCGATTTGAAACAAGACATGGAGGACTAACAAATGTTAACTAAATGGGAGAAGCTAGAGCGAGTTCTTTTTGTACTCGGTTTAATTGTAATTGCCCTTGACCTATTCTATTGGAGACCATGATGACGCCAGCAGAGTTCTATTTTATGGTTGCGCAGATATTCCTAGCGCGGTCATTGACTCCGTTCACTGCGCTATTGTTTGCGGTGATGTGGTTGTGCGTTGCTATCTATAAGGGGTGGTGATGCCGAGGCGCAAGAAAACTTGGATGCTCTTGCGTGGGTACTCGGGCAGTTTCATTGTGGTTGAGCGTAGGTGGTACGACTACGTGGGCATAGCTAGACAACGAGGCGATCGCAAGCAATGGTGGATAGTTGCCGAGAGTGACGACCATGGGGCTATGCAAGCAATGGCAGGGCTGAGTGGTAAATACAGAAAGATGGAGGTGAACCATGAACAAGATGGGGTTGTTACAAGACGAGAGTGAGGGGTACGAGCCCCAACGATTGAGCCGATGGTTCGCTAGCCGACTGGATGCTAGAGAAGTGGTACGAAATAATTTTAGAAAGGAACTAACAAATGTTAGAAGCAAGCATGAAGATGAAACTGTTCTACCCCATACGACCATGGGAGAACGAGCCCGACCATGCGGAGTGGACTCAGGAAGTTAGCGGGTACAAGTGCCGTATCGTGCGCAATGAAATCACAGGCGTCTTGCTTGGTTACGTGGGCATACCCAAAGGGCATAGGTTCTGGGGCATGGGCTATGGCGGGGATGCTGATGCTGAGCTAAGCGACATAAGTTACCACGTGCATGGAGGCTTGACTTACTCTGACAAGGGTGACGATGACTATTGGTACTTTGGTTTTGATACCAACCACATGGATGACTTTGCCCCGAAGATGATTGAATTATTGCTTGAACGTAAGCACGATGTTGGGACTTTGACCGACTGCGCCAAGTACAAAACATGGGAGTATGTCGAAGACCAAATCTATTGGTTAGGCAAACGACTGTGGCAGTACAACGAGTACCACAAGGAGGGTGGTGATGAGTGACACCTATTACTTATGCCATGTGCCTATGCATGGGTGGAATATTATTTTGCCCCAAAAGGACTACAAGTACATGCGTCACCACGAGGAAAGGTTGAACGTGCCTGACCCCAAGAATGAACTAGTGCTACTGGCACAGGGTACGAAGCGAGAGATGATACTGTATTACAAATTAGCAGGAGAACTAACAAATGTTAGCTAGATACTACGTGACAGGGTGGAGTGGAAGGTTCAGCATGTGGGTTGCCGAGAGCCTCGAAGCGAAGAGTAAGGCAGTAGCGAAGGAGAGATTCCTAAGCAAGTACCCGACTCTGAAGAAGATTAAATTGTACAAACTAAGGGGAGAAGCATGAGTAAGGATAACGTAACTGGAAAAGACAAAGAGTTCTACGAGATAGGTAAGAGAATGTTTGATCGAATTAAACCGCTCAAGCCGATCAAGCCGTATTTTGACACCATCGAAGCCGACATTGAGTTGATGTGGCAAGTTAACAGCGCAGACATTGAAGCGTTGGAAGACGCAAAGTTTACGTTAACTGCGATTAGGGAAGCAGAAGCAGGGGTGTACGACAAGATCATTGATGAGTCATTGGCATTGATAAACAAAGCACTAGGCATGAGTTATGCCGATGCAATGGAAAGAGTTATGGACAGAGCAAGGGGGAGCAAATGACAAGTGACAAAGTTTATAAACTGATCGAGGACAACGGACTAACTTTGCATGGGGACATTGAACACTTTGCCGAGTTGGTTGCACGAGCCGAGCGTGAGGCGGTTCTTGATTTGATTGACGGCTACGCAAAGAACAATACTGACTTAGCTGAAGCCATCCGAGCAAGGGGAGAAATGTAACGAAACATACCACGAGAAACTTGACATACCCATTTAAATGTGGTATAATATAAGTTACTTTGGATAATTGTGTCCATAGTAGCGTAGGTGTAGGTGTAAAAAAGTGCAGAGTTAATTTGCAAAACATCAACACTAACAAATGTTAGAACTATCAGCGTATTAGAAAGATCATCATGGCAGAAATCAATTTCGGTAAATCAATTACCCTCAAGCAAGCGGCAAATCTTATCCGCACAAACCCAACGACTCGGTTCTTGTTGCAAGGCGAGCCCGGCATCGGCAAGTCATCCCTACTAGAGAATATCGCAAGCGATCTAGGCTTTGAGTATGCCTATATTGACGTACCCAATATGGACTTGGGTGACATCGCAATGCCTGTGATCGACCACGATACCAAGACCACAAGGTATTACCCCAACGCACGTTTCCGTATCCATGAGCAGAAACCTTTGGTCATCATGCTCGATGAGTTCACGAAGGGTGCTGACCCAGTGAAGAACATGCTTCACCCTATGCTTGAGAAGGCAAACCCACGACTCGGTGACATACCCCTCACCGCCAATACCATAGTATTCTTGACGGGTAATCTGACAACCGATGGCGTAGGCGACTCCCTCAAAGCGCATAGCCGTAACCGCTTAGTCCCAGTAACTATTGCCAAGCCCGATGCCGAGCAGTGGATTGAGTGGGCTATTGGTAAGGGACTCGAAGCTGAGGTGATTGCATGGGTGAATCGTTTCCCTCACGTACTCGCAAGCTATACCGATGCGGCACAAGGTGACAACCCATACATCTACAACCCACGCAAGTCTCAGCATGCGTTCGTATCACCACGCTCGTTGGAGACAGCATCGAACATTGTCCGGACTCGCAAAGAGAACGACCCTGATTCGGTGATTGCCGCTTTGACCGGTGCGATTGGTGAATCGGGTGCGCGTGATATGCAAGCGTACATTGAGTTCTCTGACCAACTGCCTACTTGGGAGGCGACGATCAAAGAGCCAAAGACTACGACTGTACCCACAAGCCCCGGTGCATGTGCCATTGTGGTGTTCGGTGCTATCGCTCGCATTACGAAAGAAACCATTGCCCCATTCATGGAGTACTTGGGTCGATTCGATGCCGAGTGGCAAGCCGTATTCGCAATCAACATTGCCAAGAACCCTGCGAAGCAGAGTATCGCTTTCTCAAGCAGTGCGTTCAAGGACTGGGTTGTTAAGAACCAAGACCTACTCTAACAAATGTTAGGAATGAACGGCACAAGTGCAACCGACTTCAGGCGGTACATAGTTAGGTGGGTAACTGAACATGGTGAACACACTAACTGGAATCTGCAAGTGGTCGGGTACTGTGTATACGACACAAGGGATTGCATATCTTTGTTTGAGCATGAGGACAAACATGTATGCGAGAAAGTTTTACAAATGATATTGGAAGGTTTAGATCATGGGATACAGAAGTAATGTGATGGCGGTGTTCTACACCTACGACCCTATCGAGTATCCGTCAATCAAGTTGTTCATTGACGAGCATGTACCTGAGTGGTGTAGGGGTGACGAGTATATGACTACGTTCACAGGCAGTAACAACTTGCAGGGGATTAAGTTCGACTTGCAAGATGTGAAGTGGTACGAGTCATACCCCGATGTGCGAGCGTTTGAGGAAGCGTTGAAGAAGTTCGAGAAGTTAGCCGATGAAGGCAGTAAATGGAATTGGGAGTTCGTGCGTATAGGAGAGGAGGTAGAAGACGTAGAGCAGAAGCGTAGCTACAACGCAGACCCTCTACTGTATTTAAGTAGAAGTATTGAGTGTGATTTTTAAACAACGAAAGGTAACAAATGTTAGAAGAACGTAAGGTACAGAAGGCGAAGATTACATTGATGCGTGACCCGAGGTTTGCCCTTTGGTCTGGCATCTTGATGGTTGGTCGTACGAGTGTAGTGGATAACATCCCAACTGCATGCACCAATGGGCGTGACGAGAAGTATGGTCGCAAGTTCGTGGCTATGCTCAAAGAGCCTGAGTTGAATTTCGTGGTACTCCATGAGAATCTACACAAGGCTTTCCGTCACCTGACTACATGGCGTAAGTTACATGACGAGAACCACTCGCTGGCAAATGCGGCTTGTGACTATGTGATTAACCTTAAGCTCAAAGACCTCGATCCTAGCGAGCGTGTCATTGCGATGCCACGTTGGGCAGATGGTGAGTTGAAGGGTAAGCCGATGGGCTTGGTTGACGAGAAGTATCGTGGACTCAATGCCAAGCAAGTGTTCGATCTACTCAAAGATGAGCAGAAGGGCGGGGGCGGCGGAGGCGGTGACGACGAAGGCGACGGCGCAGGAAAGGGTTCCGGTGGTACAGGTACGAGCCAAGGTCAAGGCAATGGCGGAGGGTTCGATGACCACGATTGGGATGGTGCGAAGGAGATGACCGAGGAGGAGAAGAAGGTTCTCGAGCGTGAGATCGATCAGGCTATTCGCCAAGGTGTAATGGCGCATCAGAAAATAGCGGGAACTGGTGGTGGTGATCTCGATCGGGACTTGCTTGAGTTGCTCGAACCAAAGGTCGACTGGCGTGAAATGTTGCGTGAGTTCGTGAAGTCTACGTGTAGCGCAAAAGATACATCGTCATGGCGTAGGGTGAATCGTAGGTTCTTGTCTATGGGTACGTACATGCCTAGCTTGATCGGTGAGAAGGTTGGTCACATGGTTATTGCCGTAGACACATCGGGTTCGGTTGGGCAAGAAGAGTTGTCGGGCTTCCTAACAGAAGTTAAGGGTATCGCAGAAGAAGTAAAGCCTAGCCAAGTGGACTTGATCTATTGGGATAGCCGAGTAGCCGGACACGAAGAGTACACCGAAGGTATGGTGGGCGACATTATCAATTCCACTAAGCCTAGGGGCGGTGGAGGTACGTCACCCTCTTGTGTATCAGAGTATCTGAAAGAGAAACGTATCGTGCCTGAGTGCGTCATCATGCTCACCGATGGGTATGTTGGTAGCGATTGGGGCAGGGATTGGACTGCGCCTGTACTGTGGGCGATCGTAGGAGGAAACGATTGTGTTGCAGACAATGGCAAAACGATTCTTGTCAAGGATTAAACGTAGGTTATTTATAACAAATGTTAGGAGGTATCAGATGGTAGTAGTCGATATAGGTTATCGCAAGCTCGTGATGACCAAAGAGAAAGCAATGCTCTTGGTCGAGTGCCTTGAGAGTGCGGAAGTATACGAAGAGAAGTGGTGGAGTGATGATGTGCGTAAAGAGAAAGGAATGGATAGCACTTACACCTACCACGTGTATCCGAATGAAGCCCACTTCAGTATGAAGATTGTTAGCGATTCACATTTTCAAATGGCTAGATTAGCCGGTAAACCACAGGGGAATTAAAATGAGTATTAGTGCATCAGCAGTATTAGTAGAGTTGAACATCAGCGTTTGGCCTGCCGCAAAGATTGATCGTGAAATCACGAGCCAAGTCAATGCAAGCGCATCAGCACACAAAGATGCGTCACAGACCAAGAAGAATCTGTTTGCGGGTACAAGCCTACGAGCAGACATTGAGAAGTTTGCGGCCCGAGTACGTCTCTATAACAACCAACACACCTTACCTTGGGCAGACAAGGGTGAGCGCATGTTGCCGACCAAGTTGTTCATGGATTACAAGCAGACCATGAATGGCTACGAGCGTACGTTCAACATGTTGTGCGATAACTTCTTTGATGAGTACGAGCGACTGGTTGAGGAAGCCAAGATTAACTTGGGTTCTATGTACAAAGCAGAGGACTACCCTGACCTAACAGAAGTTAGGAAGAAGTTCAGCTTTAGACGTAGCGTGAAGCCTTTGCCCGAGGCTGGTGACTTTCGCTTGGACATTCCCGCGCATGACTTAGCGGAGATGCGATCGGCATACGAGACTCAGTATTCGGAGAAGTTGGCCGAAGCAATGCGTACACCATGGGAGCGCCTGCACGAAGTTCTCTTGGGTATGTCCAAGAAGTTGGAAGACTCAGGTGACGGGAAGAAGCGTTATCACGACTCATTGATTAGCAACCCATTGGAGTTGTGTGAGTTGTTGACGAAGCTGAACGTGACTAACGACCCCAAGTTAGAGGATGCACGTAGGCAAGTAGAACTAGCCATGCTCGGAGCTGACATTGAAGAGGTCAAAGAGGATGCGTTGGTTCGTGAGAATCTAAAGTCCAAGGTCGATGCTATTCTTGGTAAGTTCGAGTGGTAATAACATTTGTTAGGAGTAATGGACATGAGTATGAATACATTGAGTTTGAGCAACGTAGTTGTAGGTGAAGACTTACAGAAGTCTATGGACAAGGAAGGGTTAAAGTTGTCGGGCGTGTATGCGATGCTTGACCCTGTGATTAGCCGACTGGCTTCATTGAATCCACTGTGGACTTTCGTTATCAATAGCAGTGCGCCTAGTATGGGCAGTAGCCGAGTGGCATCGGGCTTTATGGTTAAGCTAGATGGTGAAGAGCTAGGGTCTATTGGCTTGTCATATATGGGTCAACGCGGGAAGGTTATCGCTATCTGCAACGATCGTATTGGTAAGGGCAGACAACGATCGGACTCGTATCGCACTGTGGATGCAGACAAAGCTATCCTCATGGCGAAGAAGATGTTCGGCAAGATGAACCCCTCCGAGCGTATCAGTAAGGCTAAGGATGCGGCAGAACGTGTAGTGACTCGGGCAAGCTGGAACAAAGAGCGTGAGCGTACTCAACACCAAGCCAATGTCAAGAATGAGATGTTGGTATGGGCTGAGACTAAGGGTCATGCTATGTTCTTGGAATACCTAAAAGCAGAAGCGATACCCTCACTCAGACACAAGGTTACTACCTCTATGGAGAAGGTAGAGTTACTCGATACTGAGATGAAGACTATCGAGCGAGTGCAAGAAGACTTTACTAAGAATAAGACTGCGCTAGTAGTCAAAGACTTGGGTAAGTACCTAGTAA